AGTAAATAATTTTCCCAATAACAGTGTTGAAAAATGCCAAGACATGCCACCAGAAAATGCATATTGGGCCGTGTTAGTAAAAAAGAATCAGGCCTTGCCATTTCCAAGAAATGAATGGGGCTGGGCACAAAAGGGAATTAATGAAACTTTTGTTAGACCAGGGGACCACTTAGGCCTAGTATTTTCTACTAACGGAGAAGTAAGGTGGCCGTAGAACTGTTAGAAGAAAAGGTTAAAAATAAATCTTTTCCAATATTAATTGTTGCTCAGCTTTTTATAACAGTTATTGTTTTATCTGTAGTTAATGAAATTGCAGTAGATGTTTGGCGTTCTTTAAGGGGTCATTAATGGTAATACTAAGTAAAATTTATACTAAAACTGGTGATGATGGGCAAACCTCTAACGCTAATAACGAAAGGGTGTCTAAGACTAGCCCTATGATGGAAGCAATAGGTGCTGTAGATGAGGCCAACTCTGCTATTGGAATGGCAACCGATGAGTATAATGATATTATTGAAAGAGTTCAGAGCGACTTATTTGATCTTGGTGCAGAGCTTGCGGGGGCCCCAACAATAACAATATCTGAAAACAGAGTGACATATTTAGAAAATGTAATTGATGACTACAATGAATATCTAGAGCCTCTAAGATCTTTTGTTTTACCAACAGGTCCACTGCACAATGCAAGGACTGTTGTAAGAAGGGCAGAGCGTGAAGTTTGGAAGATAGAAAATGTAAATCCAAACATTGCTAAGTATTTAAATCGTCTATCAGACTTATTGTTTGTTATGGCTAGATATCACAATAAAGGAAAAGAAAAAATGTGGGTGCCAAACAATGGGTAGAGATATAGTAAAGAATCTTAAATTTAAAAAGCATACTGGGAAACATTTTGATCCAGAAAGATTTGCTCAGTTGCTTGATGAGTCATATCGTAATACTAAAAGAGCAGACGGAGAAATGACAAAGAAATCATTTAGTCCAAGCTCTTTAGGGTATGGGCATGGAACATGCCCTAGATACTGGTATATGGCTTTTAGTGGGGCAATGTTTATAGATGACAATGATGCTGTTGCCGTTGCAAATATGGCTCAGGGAACACAAGCGCATGAAAGACTTCAAAAGCTAATTGCTACAATGCCAGAGTTTAGAGCCGAAGAAGAAGAAATTATAAATGAATATCCTCCAATTCGTGGATTCATTGACTTGATTATGGAATATGACAATGAAACAGTGATTGGTGAAATTAAAACTGCTAAGCAGGAAGTGTGGGACGCAAGACAGTCAGAGATGAAACCCACTGCCAATCACTTGTTGCAGTTATTGACATACATGAAATTAAAAAATGCAAAAGAAGGATTCTTTTTGTATGAAAATAAAAACACTCAAGAAATACTTGTAATACCAGTATCAATGAATGAAAGAAATACTAAAATAATTGAAGATACATTTTTATGGATGTGCGAAGTTTGGGATAATTTTAAAGATGGCGATCTTCCTATGAAGCCAGCAGGAGCATCTAAGTCAAAGATGCCTTGCACCTATTGCCCAGTTAAAAAGGAGTGTTATGCTGGATTAACTGGAACAGTTCAGATAGAAAGATTTGAAGTGCCATCACTATGATTTGTGCCAATAAGGAATGCTTAAATGGTAAAGAGTTTACTCCTAAAACTCATAATCAAAAATATTGTTCAGAAGAGTGTTGCAGAATTGCAACTAATAAAAGAATAATGGAGAAGTATTATGAAAAAAAAGCAATACGAAATGGAACAATTATAAGAAAGTGCAAAAAGTGTAAGGCAAAGTTAAGTATATATCACAACGAAAGTTTTTGTTCTAGTTGTGAAAAGTCTATAAATTTAGAATCTAGAAACAGCCTTTTAAGGATGATAGATGACATTAGCTAGCCTTGTTAAAACAAAAGCCAATAGAGTTTTAGGTATAGATGCTTCTACAAACTCTGTAGCTTTTTGCCTTATGGAAAATGATAAGCCTTTAAAATGGGGCAAGATAAATTTAGTTGGAGCAGACATATACGAAAAGATATATAATGCAAAAGTAAATACTCATGCTATGCTAGAAGAATTAAAATCAGATTATATTGCAATAGAGGGAGCAATACTTGTCAAATCACCAGATGCTGTGATAAAATTATCTTATGTCTATGGAGTTGTTATTGCTGAGCTTATGTCTACTGGCGCTGAGGTTATTACAATTAGCCCTTCCTCGTGGCAGGCGTTCATTGGCAATAAAAATCCAACGAAAGATGAAAAGTCTGAAATAAGATTGTCTAACCCAGGTTACGCAGAATCTTGGTATAAAACTCAGTTGCGTAATATGCGTAAGCAAAGGACTGTAGATTATTTTAATAATAAATACGGTTTATCAATTACAGATTTTGACGTAGCAGATGCATTCGGCATTGCTCATTATGCAAATAAGGTGTTGACACAAAGATGATTCCAAAGAACTTATTTCAAACATACTATTGTGATTACAAAGATTTACCTAGTTATGTAAAAAATTGTACAGAAACATGGCAGCAAAACAACCCAGATTTTAATTATATCTACATGAATGAATCTGAATGTCATAAATGGCTACTAGAAAACTATGATCCTCAATACGCAAGAGCTTACGAGTTGTTAAAGCATAAAGCACAGAAGGGAGATCTTTGGAGATATAGTGTTGTAAATAAACTTGGCGGGATATATATGGACATAGACACTGTGTGCAGAAGACCTCTTTCTGATGTAATTGATTACAATTATAATTTTATCACATCGCTAGAGCTAGAAAAAAATTCAATGTTTACTCAATGGGGCTTTGGAGGACAAGCAAATAATCCTATTCTAACTAACCTAACAAACTATATTATAGAAAATGTTGATGGTTGGCCAGATAATCAAAATTCTTTAAAAACTGATTTAACTGGGCCAGTGTCTTTTCAAAAAGCGGTAGTTAGCGTATTGGGTAACGACGCAGACCCAATAGTTAATTTAATGGATTCACATGATAGTAGTGTTTTAGATTTTGGTTTGACCTGGGAAGATCGAATTAAAAATGCTACAGAAGAAATAAATAATTCTCCTGCAGCGCAAAAAGAAAAATTTGGGCTGTACACCTATAACTTTAATCAAGCTGGTAGACATTTTATGTCTTCGCAAAGGTGGACAGACAATACATTTGGCAAACCAGGAGTTGTAACTAGAATTCTTGGTAGAAATCCTAGACAAATAAATACTGATTATGCTGAGGTTAAAATATATTTAAAAAATAGACCTGGCTATAACTCGTTTGGAGGAATGTAAATGGCATTTGATTTAATTGGTTTAAATCCAACTGGAATAGAGGGAAGGCATTTTAGAAGAAATATTACTGCATGGTACTATTTTTGGGATAGTATTAGTGATCTTTATCCAGAGATAGCGTCTAAAGTTGAATACGCATATTCTAATGACGGAGATATATTAGATAAAGAGTCTTGCGAAAAGTTAGCAACATTAATGATTGATGACATAGAAAATGGAACCATTAATCATTATTGTTATCAAAACTTTACAGTAAAGAAAATTATATCTCCTTCATACGCAGACTACTACGATTTTTATTTATTTTTAACTCAATCAGGTGGATTTAAAATATGTTAAAGCTTTATCAGAGCAAAGAGTGGTTGTATAGAAGATATGTTGTTCAAAAGAAAACCGTAACAGAAATAGGAAAAGAATGCGGTGTATCTGCTATGACTATACAAAGATACATAGAGCAGTTTGGATTAATTAAAAAGCGATGAATATACTAGAGCTTGGGTCTGGCTCAGTCCCTTTACAAGGTGCCGTACATCATGATAGAATAAAGCATTCCGAATGGATAGATGTGGCATGGGACTTAGAAGTTATTCCTTGGCCCTGTAAAAACGAGGAGTGGGATGAAGTCTATGCAATTGATGTGTTTGAGCATCTAAATACAGAAATTGCAGATTGGCTGTCTGAATGTCATAGGATACTTAAGGTAGGCGGAAAACTTACTTTAAGGCTTCCAGCATGGGACAACGAATTATCTTATCGTGATCCAACGCATAAGAAAGTTTTTCACCATGAAACATTTGACTATTTTGATCCTGAAAAAGAATTGTATGAATTGTTTGGAAGGTACTACTGGGATAACGTTCCGTTATTTCAGGTGACATTTGTAGGTAGAGAAAATAATGATCTACGATTTGAACTGATTAGGAGATAATATGTTAAACCCAGTATTTAAAGATGTTACAAACTTTAACTGTAACGACCTTTATTTAAAATCAGTTGGCGCCCCTTCTGGTGGTAAAATATGGGAGGCATGCCATGAAATTGCACACTTACTAATTGAAAAGAATATATCTTATGGAGACTCAGCATTAAGTCCAGCACGTATATTTTCTCAAGCGGATTCTGTAGAACAACTTAAAGTTAGAATTGATGATAAATTAAATAGGGTTATGCACAATCAAGGGTATGCTGGGGATAATGACGTCGACGATCTGATTGGATATTTAGTTTTATATAAAATAGCTAAATCTGTTTGATTTTTTAGTCGACTAGAAGTATAATGTATATATGACAGAATTAGAGCCAGCGGTACATTTTGACCGAATGAATAAAGTAGTTGAAGAGCTGCTAAAAGGAAATACTCCAACTCAAATAGCAACTGCTACTGGTTTTAAAAGAGCTGAAGTAGTTGAACTAATTGATGAATGGAAGCAAGTAGTCCATAACGATGTAAGTTTGCGTGGTAGGGCTAAGGAAGCAATTTCTGGAGCAGACCAGCATTATGCTATGCTTATTAAAGAAGCCTGGAAAACTGTAGAGGATGCAGATACTCAAGGTCAGTTAAACGTTAAAGCAGGCGCACTTAAATTAATTGCAGACATAGAGACTAAAAGAATTACAATGCTTCAGGCCGTTGGCGTTTTAGAAAACAATGAAATTGCATCTCAAATTGCAGAAACAGAAAGAAAGCAAGAAATTTTAGTTGGCATATTAAAAGAAGTAACCGCTGGATGCCCTAAATGCAAACTAGATGTAGCAAAAAGATTGTCTCAAATAACTGGTATTGTTGAATCCGTAGTAATAGAAGAGTCCGATGTCGTTTAATTTTAACGATCTAATTGATCTACTTGATGGCGAAGAGTTTGAAGAGAAACCAGTAGACCTTCGTGAATTTGTTACAAGCCCAAACTATTTAGGTCTTCCTCCGTTATCAGATATTCAATATACTTTGATTGAAAAAAGTTCACAGATATATAAAGAACCAACACTTATAAAACTATTTGGAGAAGAAGAAGGAAAAAGAATTGCAAAACAAACTGCAACAGAAGTAGTTGCACAGTTAGGCAAGGGAAGTGGAAAAGATTACTGTTCTACTATTGCTGTTTCATATATAGTATATTTACTATTATGCTTAAAAGATCCAGCTTCTTATTATGGGAAGCCACCAGGAGATGCAATTGATATTATTAATATTGCTATAAACTCACAACAAGCAAACAATGTTTTCTTTAAGGGATTTAAAACTAGAATCGATAAATCTCCCTGGTTTGTAGGAAAATATGAAGCTAAAGCATCTGAAATGAAATTTGATAAAGCAATTACAGTTCATTCAGGACACTCAGAGCGTGAAGCCTGGGAAGGTTACAATGTTATTGTTGTTATTCTAGACGAGATATCTGGATTTGCTATTGAAAATACAACAGGACACGATCAAGCTAAAACTGCTGATGCTATATACGATATGTACCGTGCATCTGTGGATTCTCGTTTTCCAGATTTTGGTAAAGTAATTCTTCTATCATTTCCAAGATTTAAAAATGATCCGATTCAAAAGTTTTATGAGTCAGTTATTGGAGAAAAAGAGACAGTAATTAGAACACATAAATTTAAAATTGACGAGGAACTTCCAGATGGAACTGAAGGAAATGAGTTTGAAATTGAATGGGAAGAAGACCATATAAAATCATACCTTATTCCAAAGGTATATGCGTTAAAGAGACCCACATGGGAAGTAAATCCAACAAGAAGTATTGAAGATTTTAAAACAGCATTTTATAAAAATGCTATGGACGCTTTGGGTAGATTTGCTTGCATGCCTCCAGAAATGATTGATGCATTTTTTAAGTCAAGAGAAAAAGTAGAAAAGGCTTTTAATAATACTGGAATTGCAGTAGATAAATTTGGAAGACTAGAAGAATGGTTTAAGCCAGACCCAGACAAAAAATATTTTATTCACGTTGACTTGGCTCAAAAGCACGACCATTGTGCAGTTGCAATGGCACATGTTGATAGATGGGTAAATGTTAAAGTTACAAATGATTACTCTCAACCAGCTCCAATAGTACATGTAGATGCAGTAAGATATTGGACTCCTACACCAGATAAGTCTGTAGACTTTACTGAAGTAAAAGACTATATTCTTTCTTTAAGGACAAGAGGTTTTAATATTGGTGTCTGTACCTTTGACCGATGGAACTCTCACGATATGATGCAACAATTAAAACAATATGGAATTAATACAGAAATTTTGTCAGTTGCAAAAAAACATTATGACGATATGGCTATGGTTATTTTAGAAGAAAGAATTAGTGGCCCACACATACCGTTACTTATTGATGAATTGCTTCAGCTTAAAATCATGAGAGACAAGGTAGACCACCCACGAAAGGGCTCAAAAGATTTAGCTGATGCAGTTTGTGGATCAATATTTAATTCAATTAGCAGAACAAGACCAGACTTGAATAATGAAATAAATATTCATACATATGAATCTATGTCCATGTATGATGATTTTAGTAGAGATAGATCAGACGTTATTAGCACAAACATGATTCGTCCGCCCAGGATGCCAGAAAGTTTGTCAGATGCCTTGGAAGGGATGGAAATAGTATGAATACATATCAAGAAAAAGCAAAAGAGTGTAAGTGTTGTGGTAAGCACGTTCCTCTTCCTACAGTTTTAAAAGACTACAATGGAGTTACTGTATGCCCAACTACATTTTCAAACTGCATGGAATATAAAAGAATATGGAAGTCTTTAGGCCAAAGGCCGAGTGGCTCAGTTAGGAAACATTTTTCAGAGTACGTTCAAAACCTTGTTGAACAGGAAAATTTAAATGAGTCATAATGAATGGTTCTTTAATCCTTTAGGAGACATAACTTTAACAGATAAAAACTACAATACTCTTTTATATAATAAAATAGATAAAGGAAATTTTAACTATTTAAAAGGAATGGGAAAATCTGGGAAAAAGCATGATTTTATAACATACAATTACAATTATTATGGGTACAGAAGTATTCAGTTTGAAAAATCAAAAGATTTTTTAGCCGCAGGCTGCTCACAGACATTTGGCGTTGGAGTAAATGAAGAATTTATTTGGACAAATATTTTATCTAAAAAAATAAATGTAGATATACCTAACCTCTCTATTGTCGGTGGCTCAATACCATCTATAGTAAATAACCTATTTGCTTATTTTAAAGAGTTTGGTAGACCAAAAACTTTATTATTACTTTTACCAGACCCATATAGAATGCAAATACCAACGCAAAGAAAATATATAACGTCTGATCATATCAGAGAAGAAGATCCTAGAGAACCAAATCCAGAATACATGACTTGTCTGTATCTTCAAAGAAATAAAAGAAGAGAGTTTGAAAAATATCAAAAGATGCCCTTTGATCTAGAAAGCATTTTAACTCCCGATATACCATTTTTTTATAGCATGAGATCAATAGAACATTTAATACAATATTGTGATGACTTTAATATAAAATTAATATGGTCTAGTCATGATATGGGGTTTAACTTAATGATGTCTAATGTAAATTATAAAAACTATATCGACTCCGAAGAACACATGTGGAATATAGAAGGGTATTACGGTAAAGATCCGTTTGGCTACGAAAAATTTGTTACAACAAAAACTGTATATAAAGAAGACGCTTGCCATGAAGAATTAAGAAGCTTAGACCCAAGAATTTTTGAGCGTGGCAATGACGGATCACACTATGGAATCCATCAGCATTATCATATTGCAGAAATTTTTGAAAAGGCTTTAAATGCTTAGACAACTTGTATATAGATTAATGTATTTTATTCAAAAGATTAAAATTAAATTATTTAAAAAAAATAAAGATAAAAGAAGGTATATATATTAATGATAATTATGGGAATAAATGAAACCTATCATGATGCCTCCGTATCTTTAATTAAAGACGGAGAAATCCTTTTTGCGGGGCATGCAGAAAGATATAGTAAAGAAAAAAATGATTGGTTTACAAATGATAGTTTAATTAAAAATGCATTAGAATATGGGTATCCAGATAAAATAGCTTATTATGAAAACATATGGCTTAAAAAGGCCCGTATAGCCATTCATGGCGGTTTTGGTGGGGACAAGCCATACTTTCTTCAAACACCCCTTAAAAAAATTCCTAGGGCTTCTTTTGGGCATCACAAATCTCATGCAGCAGCAGGGTACTACACAAGTAATTATACAGATGCGGTTATTGTAGTTTTAGATGCAATTGGAGAATTTAATACTTCTACGGTATGGGTTGGGGAAGGATCTAAAATTAAACAAGTTTACAAACAAAACTACCCAATAAGTTTTGGACTTTTTTATTCTGCATTCACCCAGCTTATAGGCTTAATGCCAAATCAAGAAGAATATATTATGATGGGGATGGCGGCTTACGGAGACTGGACAAAATATTATAAACAGGTAGATAACTATTTCCCTAAATATGATAAACAAAAATATAATTTTCACAAAGGCATTACTGACTGGGGATGGGTTTCAGAGCAAGACAAGTTTGATATTGCCGCAGCAGTTCAGGTAGTTTATGAGCAAAGGCTTATAGACTTTATGAATATGGCTAAATCAATAACAGGAAAAACAAATTTAGTTTTTATGGGAGGATGTGCCCTTAACTGTTCTGCTAATACATTGCTATGGAAAATATTTGATAGCGTTTGGATTATGCCTAACCCAGGAGATGCTGGTAGCTCATTAGGCGCAGCAGCGTTATTGTATGGAAAGCATTTAAATTGGAGTGGCCCCTATCTTGGGCATAATATTGTTGGAAAGTATCCAGTTGATGAAATTGTAAATGGCATTAAGCAAAATGGAATTGTTGCCGTTGCAAACGGCAGGGCTGAGTACGGACCCAGAGCGCTTGGAAATAGAAGTATTTTTGCTGACCCAAGAGATATTTCTATAAAAGATAAAGTAAATAGCATTAAGCAGAGAGAAAAGTTTAGGCCATTTGCTCCAGTAATTTTAGAAGAGTTTGCTAGCGAATGGTTTGATATGAATTTTTCTTCTCCATACATGCAGTATGCAGTTAAATGTAAATATCCAGATAAAGTTCCAGCAGTTGTTCATGTTGACGGAACTTCAAGAGTGCAGACTGTAAATAAAGAACAGCACCCAGGCCTGCATATGGCTCTAAGAAAATTTTACTGGGAAACTGGTATACCAATGCTGCTAAATACAAGCTTAAATATTAAAGGGCAACCAATTGTAAATGATTTAAATGATGTTAAAATCTGGCAAGAGCATTACGGGGAAAAAATATATGTCTGATAGAAGAAATAATCCATGGCAAAGGTCTGGTAAGCTATATGGAACTATACAAGATGCAATATTTGGCAATGTCGATAACGACTTTGAGATGAACGATTACAAAAAGAGACGAATATATTTAAATGATCTAGGAGAAGAAAATTTTGTAGCTTATACTCATACTGGGTTTAAGCATAATATATTGTATAAACACAATAACCTGCACTATAGATGCGAAGATTTTGATAAAAATGTTGACATATTATTTTCTGGATGCTCAATGACATATGGGTATGGCCTTCCAGTAGAACTTACATTTCCACATATTGTATCTAATAAGCTAAATTATTCTTATGCAAACATAGGCTTGTTGTCTGAATCAGTTTCATCTCAAGTCAGAAGAACATTTGCTTACTTTAAAAAATATGGACACCCTAAATATTTATATGCAGTCTACCCAGATTTTGGAAGAATGGAATTTCCAACAAATAGTAAAAGTTTTATTACTGGAACCCAGAAAAAAATTACAAAACAAGATATTCTGGAGAGAAATAATAACTTAACTGCTTGGCTTCAAAGAAATTTTTTGCAAAATGCACATATGCCTGGAAACTTACCTAATTTGAAGCTTTCTGCCCAACCTCATATTGCAGAAGAAGTTATTACTCCAGAAATACCACATTTTTATTCTTCTCAGCTAATATTAATGTTACAACAATATTGTGATATTGCTGGAATAAAGTTTGAATGGACTACGTGGGACCAGGATCAATACAATA